AAAACTTATGAGGGAAGAAGTTAATGGACACAGCTAAGCAAATGCAGATGGCCTTTATGATGGAGGAAGGTGGTCTTACTGATGATGGGACTACTATGGACCCTGTAAGCGGTAACGAAGTTCCTCCTGGCTCTATGGCTGAAGAAGTACGTGATGATGTCCCAGCGCAACTAAGTGAAGGTGAATATGTTGTACCTGCTGACGTAGTGCGTTTCTATGGTGTTAAATTCTTTGAAGACCTACGTAGTGAAGCCAAGCGTGGCTTAATGGAGATGGAAGCGAATGGACGTATCGGTGGTGAGCCTGTAGCGCAAACTATTGATAACCAAACTGGTGGCGAACTAACCCCTGAAGAGTTAGCCGCATTGGAGCAGATACAGGGTATGGCTGTGGGCGGTATGGTTCCTCAACCTACACAAAGCACTAACCCTTATCTGCAACAACAACAGATGTATCAACAGCCTGCTCCTGTAGCTATGGGTAATACGGGTCAGTATAACAGAGGCGGACAGGTTCTATACGCTGCTCCTGGTACGGATGTTAGCACAGGTACAGCAAACCCTGACACAGCAGTAGACGATGATATTGATCCATATACACCACAATTCGGTGCTACTCAAGGCTCTATGTTTGCCCCAGGGTATCTGACACAACAAGTACTACAACCTGATATTAAGACTGTAATTATGTATGGTCCTGCAGGTGAAGTTGAAACTCTTACGTTACCAGCGCAATCTGCACGTTATGATGAGCTACTTGAACAAGGTTACACTACTACCCCTGTAAAAACTACTACAGAAACAACTGTAGGTAAACAAGTCGGTGGCGGCGGCGGTGGCGGAGGCTCAAGAGGAGCTAGAACACCAGAGCTAGATGTTAACGCAATACCAAAAGAAGAATTATCTAAGACAGCTAAAGGTCTAGGTGCTATGTCTACTATTGCCACAGCTGTTGCTTCAACTATAGGAATGCCTGTGACCGCCCTAATCAATACAAGTATGGTAGCTAAATATAACGACATCGTTGATCGTATGAATGCAGAAGGTGTAAATGATGAAGGGCTAGAGAAGAAAGGCTCTATCTTCGGTGGAGAGTCAAGCTTATTTGAGAACCTAAAAGACCTTGATGGTGATGGTAAGCGAAGCTTTGGTGATACTTGGTTAGGTGATCTGTTAGGCTTCGACGGTGAAGCAGGTATTGCAGAAGGTAACCCTGGATTACGTGATTCATTTGGTGGCGCTCGTCGCTCAAGTGGTAGCGATGACGGTGATGGCGGTAGCCCCGCTATTACACCTTCTAATAATAATAATGATACCTCATCAGGCGCTACTGCTGCACAGGTAGAGTCAGCAACACAAACCTCTCAAGCAGCAAACGCCGATACAGACTATACACCTGGAAGTGATCAGTTTGATAACCAAGTTGAGTACGATGCTGATTTCTACAACCAAGGTGGTATGGTCAAACGCCCAAGTAAGAAAAAGAAATAGTAACACTACAATACTATCCATATAACTATAAGGCTACCCAGCGCAATGCTGGCCCCAACATAAGGAGAAACAAATGCCTGAAGTAGAAGAGCAAATTAAGGTGGACTCACCTGCACACTCACGAAATGCAGCACGTATTCAGCGTGACGAGCAAGAACTCAAGGAACTAATGGAGCAGGCTGGGATAGCCTCGCAAGACAATGAAACGCAGGAAGAAGCCACCGATAGTGAACCCGATAGCGAGAGAGTTGAGAACTCCTCAGTTCAGGATGAGGGTGTACGCGAACAAGAAGCGAAAGAGCCAGTTAAAGCCGAAGCACAAGAAGAGGATAACTCAGAGCTAACAGCTGAAGAGAAGAACTTCAAGAAGCGCTATGGTGACCTACGCCGCCACGTTCAAGAGAAAGAACAAGAGTGGAAAGTAAAGTTTGAGCAACTACAGTCCCAACTGGATAAAGCTACAAAGAATGAGCTTGTACTACCTAAGACAGAGAAAGACATCGAAGCTTGGGCTAAGAAGTATCCTGATGTAGCTGGTATCGTAGAAGCTATTGCAGATCGTAAAGCTGAAGAACGTGCATCTGACATTGATAAGCGTTTGAAAGAGATTGAAGAGTTACGTATAGATGCTAAGCGTCAACGTGCAGAAGCTGAACTACTACAGCTGCATCCTGACTTTGAAGACATTCGTAATGATGACGCTTTCCACGAATGGGCAGAGTCACAGCCTAAAGTATATCAAGATGCTTTGTATGAAAACGCAGAAGACGTACAATCTGTAGCACGTGTTATTGATATGTACAAATTAGATAAAGGTATTAAGAGTACCTCTAAGTCTACATCTAGCGATAAAGGTGCTGCCTCTTCAGTACGTACTAAACGTAGCACACAAATTCAAGAAGACGATGCATCTACCTATCTAAGTGAATCTCAGGTAGCTAAGATGTCAATCAAAGAGTATGAGAAGCGTCAGAAAGAAATCCTAGACGCACAACGCTCAGGTAAATTTATTTATGATGTAACAAAGTAATGCTTGACATTCTTGTTAACATAAGTAAAACTATAGTATATACACCCAAATAGTGTGTATGCTTTAATTAGCACTAGCCACACAAAGAACTACCCAGACATATAGGCCCAGCGCTCTACTAAGATAGGCCAATCTGATTGAGCTAAGCTGACTACCCTATTATGAACGGCCTCTTTAGTGGATATGTAGTGTACCAATATCACGCCATATCTATAAGGAGATTTTAACTATGGCTATTACATCCGCATCGGGTGGATTTACAGGTACCAACTGGTCCCCAATTATCTACTCCAAACAGGCACAGATTGCTCTACGTAAATCTGCTGTCACAAACGCAATCACAAACAACTCTTACTTCGGTGAGATCGCCAACCAAGGTGATGTGGTTCGCATCCAAAAAGAGCCAGATGTAACTGTTAACGCACTAGAGCGTCACACAGGTATTTCTGTAGAGAAGCTTGCAAACGAAGACTTCTCATTGACAATCGACAAAGCTAACTACTTCGCATTCAAAATGGATGACATCGAAGATCAGTTCGCAAACGTTGATTACGTTAGCCTAGCTGCTGATCGTGCAGCATATAAAATGGCTGACGCGATGGACGCAGACGTATTGTCTTACCTATCAGGTTACACAACTGCAGGTGCTGCAATCACAACTACATCAGGTGATGCACAGCACGACACACCAGGTAACCTAACAGGTGAATGGCTAACAGCTAACCACTTGGATGCTACAGACTTCTCTAGCTTGACTATTTCAAGTTCAGCTTCAGCAGGGGATTCTATCCCACTAGCACCACGTCTACCAGGCGCAACTGCGTTGTCAGCAACAACTGTATCACCTTTGTCAGTCGTAGCTCGTATGGCTCGTCAGATGGATACAGCAAACGTTGACTCACGTGGACGTTGGATGGTAGTTGATCCTGTATTTGTCGAAATGCTAAAAGACGAAGATTCACGTCTATTGCAAGCCGACTGGGGTGGCTCTGGCCTAATGAATGGTTTGGTTATGAACAACCTACACGGCTTCCGTGTTTACGTTTCAAACAACCTACCAGCAGCAGGTACAGGCGCAGGTACTTCAGGTACATCTGCACAGTCAACTAACTACGGTGTTATCGTTGCAGGTCAGGAAGAAGCAGTAGCTTCAGCGGAGCAAATCAACAAAGTTGAGAACTATCGTGACCCTGATTCATTCGCAGACATCGTGCGTGGTATGCACCTATACGGACGCAAAATTCTTCGCCCAGAAGCTCTTGTGTCTGCAGTATACAACGCTGCGTAATAACATATAGACTATTGGGCTGGCTTTCTATGAGCTGGCCCTTTAGCACATCTAACGGTAGGATAACTCTATGGCTACTTATGTCGCACTAACAAATGAACTACTACGTAGACTTAATGAGGTTACACTTGATACTGCAGGTGATGGCTTTGATACAGTACGTAACGTTCAAGCTTTAGCTAAAGACGCAATCAACAGTAGTATTAGACTTATTCTGCAGGACGGTCAAGAGTGGCCTTTCCTTAAGACTACTTATACACAAACACTTACAGTAGGCACACGTGAGTACAGCTTTCCCTCAGACTACTCTAGTGCAGATTGGGACACGTTCTATCTAAAGAAGCTAACCTCTCAAGGCAATAGCCCTATGCGACTAAAGGCTATGTCTTACGAGGAGTACATACAGAATGTACGTGCTTTAGATGATGAAGGTGACACAGTAAACGGTGATGGTCCACCCATTCGCGTATATCAAACACTAGGTGAATCATTTGGTGTAACACCTACGCCTAACGCAGCTTACGAGATTGAGTATACTTACTGGTCTTACCCTGCTGATATGGCTCTATATGATGACGTAGCAGTTATACCTGATCGTTTTAAGCACGTAGTTATTGATGGTGCTATGATGTTTATGATGCGCTTCCGTAGTAATGAACAGAGTGCAGCTATGCATCAGAATAACTTTGAGGATGGCATTAAGTCTATGCGTCGAGTACTGATGGATGACCCACTATCTGTACGCTCTACAGTTCTTTCACGCTCAGGGACAAGCTCTTTTAACGGCGGTATCTAATGGCTGACAATCTCGCCTCATTTAAAGTATTCTGCCAAGGCGGTCTTAACACTAGTCGTGATGTGCTATCACAAGGTGAGACTCAGCCTGGTTCAGCTATCTCTTTGATTAACTATGAACCTGCTGTTACTGGTGGTTACAGAAAGATCAACGGATTTAGTAACGACTACGGTACAGTTACAGGCACAGGTAAAGTTCTAGGTGTTTGTGTTGCTAACGGTGTCAACGATGGTATCCTAGCTTGCCGTGCACCTTCTAGTGGTTCTAACTATCTACACTATTGGGATACAGCTACATCAGCTTGGGTTGCAGTAACTACTTCTGGTTCACCTACAATGACAGGTGTAACAAAGGTACGCTTCACTAAGTATAACTGGGGTAGTCCAAAGGTAATGCTTACTGACGGTATTAACCCTGCAGCTACATACGATGGTACAACTTATACGCAAATCACACACGCAGATGCCCCCAGCGCACCTAAGTTCTCACACGTATTTAAAAACCATATGTTCTTAGCAGGTGATCCCAGTGAAGACACGAATCTTTATTTTAGTGCACCTTACGATGAGACTAGCTTTGCTCCTGCTGATGGCTCAGGCGTTATTAACGTGGGCTTCCCTATCGTAGCTATTAAGTCCTTCCGTGATGTGCTGTACATCTTTGGTACTAACAACATTCGTAAGCTTGCTGGTGATAACATCTCTAACTTTGTACTACAAGAAGTTACAGATGATCTAGGTTGTATGGCTTCAGACAGTGTTATTGAGATTGGTGGTGACCTACTCTTCTTATCACAAGACGGCTTACGTCCTATTTCTGGTACAGATAAGATTGGTGACGTTAACCTAGAGACAGTATCAAAAGACATTCAGTCTATCTTTACTGACATTGTGTTTGACATTGATCTTGAAGGATTGAATGCAGTAGTCATACGACAAAAGACACAGTTCCGTTACTTCTTTGCTGCAGCAGACTCACAGGGTATTATTGGTGGGTTTAGACAAACACCTAACGGCTTACAGTTTGAATACAGCCAGATGTTAGGTATTACAGCTACAGCATCAGACAGTGGCTACATTGGTCAGTACGAATACGTAATTCACGGTGATGATAACGGTAAAGTACACCGCCAAGAACAAGGCAATGACTTTGATGGTACAGACATCTTTAGTGTATTCCAGACACCATTCTTCCATATGCAAGACCCAGAGCAACGCAAAGTGTTCTACACTGTAGCTACATATCTACGTGCTGAAGGTGACAACGAGATCGTTATGTCTGCTTTGTATGACTACGAAGATGTAGACACACTAAGTCCAACAAACTTTACTTTAACAACTGCAGGTGCTGCAGCATATTATAATGAAGCACTATACGACAGTACCGCAATCTTTGATGGTAACCCTGCCCCAGTTAAACGTACAAATATATCAGGTTCAGGTAAGTCAGCATCATTTAAGTTCGTAACTAATGATTCCAATGCATCACACAGTATTCAGGGTCTAGTGATTACATTCGGGGTAGGAGACAGGTTATAAAATGGCAGGTTATTCAAGACAGTCCGTAGCTGACATTATCGCTAATGCGGTTATTAAGGCTGCACCAGTAAACGCAGAGTATAACGCAATTCGTGATGCCTTTGCTTTCTCAGGTGGACACAAACACGATGGTAGCTCTACTGAAGGTGCTTACGTACCTTTGATTGCTGACGTTGATGCATTAAACAAAGTTGTAGTCGATACAACAAACAACCGAATTAGTTTTTACTCAGAGGTAAGTGGTGCTGCAGTTGAGCAAGTCCGTATTCAAGACGGTGCTATTGTTCCTGTAACGGATGATGATGTAGACCTTGGTGCTGTAGGTGCTGAGTTCAAAGACTTGTACGTAGATGGTGTAGGCTACATTGATGCTATTGTAGGTACTCTTACAGGTAATGTAACAGGTGACTTAACTGGTAACGTAACAGGAGATGTCACTGGTGACCTTACAGGTAATGTTACTTCGTCAGGTACATCTACCTTTACAACTATTGACGTAAACGGTGGTAACATTGACGGTGCAGCTATCGGTGCAACTACTCCTGCTGCAGGTGACTTCACTACAGTAGATGCTACAGGTAATGCCACAGTAGGAGGTACACTTGGTGTAACAGGTGCAGCTACACTGTCTAGTACATTGGCAGTCACAGGAACGTCTACATTTACAGGAGAAGTTACTGCTGCTGATCTAACTGCTACAGGTACAACTACTGTAACAACTGCAGACATTAATGGTGGTAACATAGATGGTACAGTTATTGGTGCTAGTAGTTCTGCTGCAGGTAGCTTTACTACTGTATCGACATCTGGACAGGCTACCTTGGCGACTGTTGATATTAATGGTGGGGCTATTGATGGTACTATTATTGGTGCAACAACTCCAGCAGCTATCACAGGCACGACAGTTACAGCAACTTCTTTTGTCGGGCCAGTCACAGGTAACATCACAGGAAACGTTACAGGCAACGTAACTGGTGATCTGACAGGTGATGTAACAGGTAACGTTACAGCTTCAAGTGGTTCATCTACATTTAACGATGTGACTATCAACGGTACGTTGAACATGGATGCAGCTACTACTGCTACTATTACTAACTTGTCTACTCCTGTAGCTTCAGGAGATGCTGCTTCAAAAGGGTATGTAGACACACAAGTAGCTAATCTTGTAGACTCAGCCCCAGGTACACTAGACACACTAAACGAACTAGCTGCTGCTCTAGGTGATGATCCTAACTTCTCTACAACTATTACAACAAGTATAGCAACCAAGCTCCCACTAGCAGGTGGTACGATGACTGGTGCTATTGCTATGGGTACAAACAAGATCACTGGACTAGGTGATCCTACTGCAGCACAGGATGCAGCTACACAGAACTATGTAACTACTAACTTCCTAGACTTATCTGGTGGCACTATGACAGGTGCTATCGACATGGGTAGCTCTAAAGTTACAACTACGTATGTTCCTGTCAACGGCCCTGACTTGACAAACAAGACATATGTTGATAGCATTCTAAGCAGTGCTACTGCTGCCTCTACAAGTGCTGCTGCTGCGGCTACTTCAGCTACTAATGCTGCAACAAGTGAGACTAACGCAGCCAACTCAGCTACTGCTGCAGCTTCAAGTGCTACATCTGCTGCTGCATCATATGATGACTTTGATGACAGATACTTAGGTGCTAAAGCTACTGCACCTACTGTAGACAATGATGGTGATGCTCTTATCATTGGTGCATTATACTTCAATACTACAACAGCTATTATGTACGTGTACAGTGCATCTGGTTGGGTTGCTGCAGGTTCATCAGTTAATGGTACATCAGACAGAGCAACTTACACTGCCACAGGCGGTCAAACTACCTTCGCAGCTACATATGATGTAGGCTACGTTGACGTATACCTTAACGGTATCAAACTACTAGCAGGTACAGATTTTACTGCTACATCTGGCACAGCAGTTACGCTGACTGTTGGTGCTACTGCAGGAGATATTGTAGACATCGTAGCTTACGGTTCTTTCTCTTTAGCAGATCATTATACTAAAA